TGGATCCTTGTAGTGGCGAGTATTTATGGTATTAAAGGTACTCAAATATTCAGAGGAAAAAAATGATAAAATGGATAAGTTTACTTTTTGATAAATCAAAAAAAGAAACCAACGAAAAAATAGAAATTTACAAAAAGATGTCAAAAGGCGATCTTAAAAAGCTATTGGCAAAAGGTGAGATTAAGTCTATATACTATCCATATATTTAACATATGTTGGACATTAATACCGTAAACGAAATTAGACGTGAGATTAAAAAATTAATCGAATCAAAAAAGGAACACATAGTACGAAGTGTTGACACAATAGAAAAACTCCAATATTCTAGAGGTCAACTCAGTTCATTAGAAGAACTGCTTCAGGTGATTCAATACCTGCTGAAAAAAGAGGATATAGAAGATGACGACCTTGGTAAAACCAGATGGGTCAGCGATAGCAACGAAGCTTAAAGAACAAAAGCCAGATATTCCTACCGACCCGAACGACATATCAAACATGTTAGACAAAGTTCCAGAGCCAACCGGCTGGAGAATTTTAGTCCGTCCATACATCCCACCTGCAAAAACAAAAGGTGGAATTTACATGTCAGATGATTCACAAGAAAGAATTGCACTTGCAACTGTTTGTGCACTTGTAATCAAGTGTGGACCACTTTGTTATAAAGACGAAGAAAAATTTCCAACAGGTGCTTGGTGTAAAGAAGGCGACTGGGTAATCTTTGGAAGATACGCAGGTTCAAGATTCAAAACTGAACTTGGAGAAGTTCGTATTTTAAATGACGATGAAATCATTGGAACTGTTAAAGATCCACAAGATATCATTCATAATTATTAGGAGGAAAAATGGTAGAAACTGCTACAGAAACAGAAAAAAATAACGATGTTGAACTTGATACAGACGATGTACAAGAAACTAACATTAATTTAGACGTACAAGAAGATGAAAATAAACATGCTTCTGAATTAAAAAAAGAAGAAGTAGATTTAGGTTACACTGATATCTCAACTCTTAAAAAAGAAAAAGCTCAAGAGAAAAAAGAAGAACCTACAGACGTTATTCAGCAAGAGGCAACTCAAGAAGAAAAAAAGGAAGAGCCTAAAGCTGATCTAAATAAAATTTCTGATAATGCTCAGAAAAGAATTAAAGAATTAACTTTTAAATATAGAGAAGCGGAGAGAAGAGAAAAAGCTGCACTCGAATATGCAAAAGGTTTACAGAAAAAATATCAAGACGTATCTGAAAAGTATGAAACTAGCGATGAAGAGTATTTAAAACAATATGATGCTAGGATTGATGCTGAAAGAGATAAAGTTAAAAGACAACTTAAAGAAGCTCTTGATAGCCAGGACAGTGACAAAGTCATGGAAGCAAATGATGCTTTAACTAGACTTGCTGTTGAAAAAGAAAAAGTAAGAATTTCTTTATCCGAAAAGGAGAAAAGAAAAAAGGAAACTGAAGCTGCACTTAAACACGAGGGTACAGCCGAAGCTCCGACTCAAGTACAAGAACCACCTAAAATAAGTGCTAAAGCTCAAGCTTGGGCACAAAAAAACGAGTGGTTCGGCACTGATAGAGTTATGACATCCGCTGCAATGGGCTTACATGATGATCTTGTAGGTCAAGGTATTGAAGTGGAGAGTGATGACTACTATAATGAAATTGATAGACGTATGCAGGAGTATTTCCCGCAGAAGTTTAACAATGCTACAGATGCAACTGAAGAAACTTCTTCAGAAACCGCAACTAAAAAACCCGTCCAAAATGTTGCAGGTGTATCTCGTAAGCAAGCTGGACGCAGATCTGTGAAACTCACCAAATCACAGGTAGCTATTGCTAAAAAATTAGGGGTGCCACTAGAGGAATACGCTAAATTCGTGAAGGAGGAAAGATAATGAATAAAAGTATAGACAAGTCTTCACGCCAGTCCAATTCTAGAGAGACGACTACTAGAGTTAAAAGTTGGACTTTACCATCCAGTTTGGATGCTCCCCCTGCACCAGAAGGTTTTGTTCATAGATGGATCAGAACTGAAGTGGCTGGTTTTGAAGATACAGGAAATGTATCTAAAAAATTAAGAGAGGGTTATGAATTTGTACGAGCTGACGAATACGCAGACATCGATGCAATGAAATATCCTGTCATAGCCAAAGGAACTTATCAGGGATGTATCGGGATTGGAGGCCTTGTGCTGGCAAGGATACCTGCAGAGATTTTAAAACAGCGATCTGAGTATTTTTCAAAAATTACTCAAGACCAAATTAGCGCTGTCGATAACGATCTTATGAAGGAACAGCACCCAGGAATGCCAATCAATATTGATAGGCAATCCAGAGTGACCTTTGGTGGTGGACGTAAACGTTAATTTTTTAACATTACCTACCAACTAAGGCGGCTTAACTAAAACTAAATAGGAGAAAACAACTATGGCAAACGTAGTAGAAAAGTTCGGTCTAAGACCGTACAGAAAACTAGATGGTACGCCATTGGTGGGTGCTCAGAACAGATACACAATCTCTAATAACAATGGTACAGCAATTTACCAAGGTGACTTAGTGATTCCTGAAACTGATGGTGACATTACTAGACACACAGCAGGAAACAGTGCATCTGTAATCGGAGTATTTAATGGGTGTTTCTACACTGATCCTACAACTCAAAAGCCGACTTACAGCAACTATTACCCAGGTGGTATTGCAGCGGACGACATCACAGCATTTGTTGTGGATGACCCAGATGCAGTATTCCTTATGGATGCTGATGCGGCATTTTCGAGAGCAGATCTTTTTAAGAACTACTCAGTAACCAATGCTACTGGAAACACAAAAACAGGAATCTCAGAAGTCCAATTGGACGTTGCTGAAAGCGGAACTAATGTATCATTTGTTATTCAGGCGATTGATATATCTCAAGACCCTAATAACAGCACTGTAGGTTCAGCTAATGTTAATGTGTTAGTCAGAATAAACAAACACTTTTACCGTGATGGTACAGGTCTATAATAGAATAGGAGAATAAAATATGGCTATATCTAGATCACAACTAGTTAAAGAACTAGAGCCAGGATTGAATGCACTATTCGGCCTGGAATACGATCGTTACGATAATGAGCACGCTGAAATCTACGCTACTGAAACTTCAGATAGAGCATTTGAAGAAGAAGTAATGTTATCAGGTTTTGGTTCTGCTCCAGTAAAACAAGAAGGTGCTGGTGTTGTATTTGATCAAGCAAATGAAACTTTCACTGCTAGATACTCACACGACACAATCGCATTAGCTTTCTCAATTACTGAAGAAGCGATCGAAGACAACTTATATGACAGACTTGCTGCAAGATACACAAAAGCTTTAGCAAGATCTATGTCAAATACCAAACAAGTAAAAGCTGCGGCTGTATTGAACAATGCGCAAGTGACTACTGTAACTGGTGGAGACGGTGTATCGTTAATTAACAATGCACACCCATTAGCAACAGGTGGAACTTTCTCAAACGTTCTAGCAACTGCTGCTGACTTGAACGAAACATCTTTAGAGCAATCTTTGATTGACATCGCAGGTTTCGTAGATGAAAGAGGCTTGAAAATAGCTCTTCAAGGTAGAAAAATGATAATTCCAAAAGAATTACAATTTACTGCTGAGAGAATTATGAAATCACCTCTAAGAACTGGAACTGCGGATAATGACATCAATGCTTTAAGATCAATGAGCATGGTACCAGAAGGATACAGAATTAATCACTTCTTAACAGATACTGATTCTTTCTTCCTTCTAACTGATGCACCAAATGGTCTTAAACATTTTGTTAGAAGTCCAATCAAAACAGCTATGGAAGGTGACTTCGATACTGGTAACGTAAGATTCAAAGCTAGAGAAAGATATTCTTTCGGGTTCTCTGACCCAAGATGTATCTTTGGTAACGGTAACTTACCAACTAGCTAATCTTTGTTAGGTTAATGACTAAAGGGCGGTCTTTATGGCCGCCCTTTTTTTATGTATAATAGAAACACTGGGAATAAATTTTGATATAGACTGCCCCAGCAGACGGCCTTAAGACTATATCATTTAACAAGGAGAATAATTATGGCAAATACTACTTTTTCAGGTCCAGTAAGATCGGAAAATGGTTTTCAATCAGTAACAAAAAACAGCACAACTGGTGCAATTACTGTTGAAGCTACTTACGACACTAGACCTAATTTCAGACAAACAGCTGATAACACAACTTTAAATACAGGCGCTGATGTTACAACTACTTTAACAACTGCGCAATCAGGAACACTTTTTAATATTGATGGAACTGGTGACATTGTTGTTAACATGCCAGCATTAAGCACAGCTAATGTAGGAACTACTTAC